GGTCGATATCATTATGTAGTGAAACAGGGATAAAACTTTTCCGGAAGTCTCGAACAACGTGAGCAATAGCCAAGGGGACATGGGCGTCCCACTGTGATCCATCAAACTGATAAGTCTTGTAACCCAACCCATGGTTGACATAAATTTCATGCCAAAAAGCACACATCTCATGACCTGGTACAGAAAGCCCAGGTTTCAGTGGGTGCTTACTATGGTGGCAAACAAGACTATCATTTTGAAAGGCAAACAGACGGAGACCATGATATACTGCACAAATATTAGCAGGCAGAAAAACACGAGCATCTTTTCCAAAAGGACGAAGCTCGTCTTTAAGTGTTGCCGTAAAAACTTGAGAGTAAGGCCATTCTTCCCACATAAGCTGCTCAAAATGCTCGTAGACCATTACGTCTTTCTTCAGTGGTCCAAAGATTCTATTAAACGGAAACCCGCAAGCCCGATCAGGTTCAAGGGCTGCAACAATTTCAGAATGTTGCAGTTCCATGTAATCCGATAAGTACTCACCAAACTCTGCATGTAAACACGTCATCAAATATGAACGATCTAAGTCAGAGATAGAGCATTGGTCGTGAACAAACTTCAATATTCCGTTAGTCATTGATGTATCATCCAATGGCGCTGGACAGAACGAACGTTCACAATCCACAATGGGGGCGTAAAAAAGGTGGGTCTTTGGATAAGGTCCACGGTTGATAAAACCGTGAGTTTTTAATGAAGAGTCAAAAAGAAAAGAAACACAAGAAGGGAGAATAAAAGAAGAGGAAAGAGGAGAAAAGTGAGGAATGGTCGATGACTCAAGCCTGAAAAAACAGGTGACCATAATTAGTGTCACCCTGATTTCCACAGTGAACTCCAACTACGACAAAACCGGTGCCTCCATTTTTAAGTGAGAAAATAGGGGTACCGGAATCACCAGGTTGTGTGTTAATTTTATATTTCAATTGAACACCATTTTGTATAGGTGTAGTATTAGAAATTTTTCCGTTAACACACATACCAATTTCGTTGCGTTCACCGTATTCACCTACTTCAAAACCTTTCCCAAACGTCTCTGACCCGATATTCGCGCTCACAACGTCAACATCTGAAATCTTGACGAACGCTAGCGAACGTTCCACTAGCTTATTATTGATTTCAATATTAAAATCACCAGC